ATGAAGCCGGGCAGGATCGATGCGGTCCAGCCGAGTTGCATATCATCATAGGAGCAGCTAACCGACCACGGATGTTTCCACTGACTCGCGAAAACCCGACCGCCGAGGACCTGGTTCCGAACCAGCATGTCACACATGCGGTTCCATTTGCTCGCGGGAATGGTGCTGTCGAAGGTCATTTGGCAAAGAACAAATGCCTGCTGCCTCTCGCCTCGGTTTTAACGACGTAGTAATGACCGAGGTTGTGATGCACGATCTGGAAGACTTCCGGCGTCCCAGATCGCCATTTGAGCATCGCGAGCGGTTGGAGGCCCTCCTCTTCTTTGCGCCTGGCCAGCTCGCCCACATGGATGACCTCGGCGGCTTCGCTGTCCTCGGGATCGAGCCCGCCCATCGTAGTCGCGACCCGGAGCGCGACATAGCTGACTCCATCTTTCGCGTCCTTCTCGGAAATCCGCAACCGAGGAGGTGTCGGAGCATCGAGCTTGAGACCGCCGCGCTCGGCATCTTTTGCAAACGGAACAATGCCTTCGACGGTTCCGAGGTCAACCGTTGCATAGTTGCCGCCGAGGACGGCGACTCGGAACGGATGGGCAAACGACTGCCGAGGTGGTTCGGCAGTTATGTATGTCCCGTCAGACATCTGCGTCAGCCGGATTCCGGGTGACGGAATGATTTTAAACCGCTCGATGAACTTGAGCAATTTTTCCCACGCGGGCAGCACCGGATCTCCCGGCTTAACCCTTAGGTCTTTCATGCTCATTCGTTACAAATCCTGGTTGTAGCCGACCGCCGCCGCAATTTCAGGAAGGTGCTTTCTGCCGGGCAAAGACAATTCCCATTCCTCGATGACCTCCCAAACATTTCCGCGCTTGGCGATCTTTGGCGGCCTAATTAACCAGTTGCGCCCTTTTGGCGTCGGAAAGCCCTTCGGGAGCTTTTCGCGAGTCGTGCCAACCGCTTCGAGCTGCTTTTGCGGGAACCTACGCTGAACGTAGCTGCGCCGGAATGTCTGGAGCAGTGCCTGGTAGGTCTGCACTCCAGCAAGCGGGTTGCGGACCTCCTCACCTTGCGCTGCAGTCGAAAGGCCTTTTTTGGAAATATTGCCGCGAGGGATGGTCTGAGCCCAAACGATCTGGTTGGTCTGCGAGTCGAACGATCCTCCGTATTTTTGTGAAATCCTCCACCAATTCGGGTGATTAACGAGCGGTATTTCCTTGAAGCCACTGTCGAACTCGTAAGTTGAGGCCTCGGATTCGTTGGAGCCTTCCGCGCCCTTGTTACCCTCGTACCTAATCCTGACCTCGTAGCCAATTGATTCAACTTGGCTAATCGACCGCGAAACTTCCGGCAGACCGAACGGGTTTCCGCCTGAGATCGTCAGGGCCTCGTTGAGAGTTTCGCAGAACATCGGAACCTCAGCCGAGATGAAGCCGCGTTCATCAATTGCCGCAGAAAATCCGAGAGTTTGAAAACCAGTTGGCATAGTTACGGGCGAGCGAAAACCGCTCCTTGAGGGATCTCAACCTTCACGGGCTTAGGATTGGAGGTGTTTTTTTCGATCCGATCGAGCGCATCTTTCATTTGTTGCTGAACATCGGTCTGCTTAACATTCTGCTCAAGCACCAAATCGTTGACGGTTCGGCCAGAGATCCAGGCGATTGATTCGGCCATCGTTGCGAATCCTGATTTCTGCGGCGCGGCCTTCACCTTCGCTGCTCCGCTGAAAAGTTCTCGCGGGCTCGGCTGACCCATCATTTCGGCGGTTGTTTTCAACTTTTCGGGTCCGGCTGCAATGGCACCCCTCCGGCGTTGAACCTCGGCCTCCAAGGCAGCAGAAAACTCGCCCGTTTTGCCCTCGACCTGCCACCATGGCCTAGCCTCTCCGGTGCCGAATTCGCGTTCCGCTTTCCGCGCCGCCAACTTTTCTTCCCGGTTGCGACGATAGTTGCGTTCCTCCTGCTTGCCCGCCAACCTGTCATTTTTGGTCAGATCGTTGATTAGCTTTTGCGTCCGATCGTTTTGTTCTTTAATGGCGTCCGCTGAAAATATAGGCGTCTGGTTTTCGCCAAACTGCTTGATGGTCTTGGCAGGATCGAAATCTTCTCCTGCGTTGCGGAGGTTTATGCTGGCATCGTTAATCGCCTTTGATGCCGCTTTAGCGGAATCGCCAAGCGGACCCCACATACCTTTCAAGGGATCGATCACTGATTTAATGGCATCCAAGACGCCTCGGATCATGCCGATCAGACCGTCGGCCATGCCCTTGATGATTGCGCCCAGCAGTGGACCAAACGCTAGGGCAGCTTTTCGCAGCCCTTCCATTAGGGCGTTTGCGGCGCTCATCATTGCCGAAACGAGCGCAGATTTGACGATGTCAGCGACCGGAACGATGATCGACCCGATAGCCTGTGGGATACCTTTCGACCAATCGGTCGAGTCGATGATGTCCGTGAGCGTCGAACTAACCGAATTCAGAACGCTTCCCAAGGCCGCACCCATCGCCTCGGCCTCGCCTTTCATCGATCGGAGCAGACCGATGACCTGAGCAATCCAGGGGCGAATCGCATCGTTGATCGGCGTTCCGAAAGCGATTTGGATCTGCGTATAGACCTCATCCAAAGTCGAAAGCAGACCAGTCGTTGTCTGGGAGATTCGCTTGTTCATGCCCGCGAATCGACCGCCTTCACTGGTAACGTCGATGAAAGCCTGTTTGACCTCATCGGCAGAGATCCCACCAGCTTCCATCCGCTTTTTCAATTCCATCATCGACTCTCCCGTCCTGATGGAAATCTGCTGCAACGGGTTGAACCCGGCGTTGATGAGCTGGAGGTTGTCCTGGCCCATCAAGCGCCCGGCTGCGCTGATCTGGCCGAATGCTAGAGCAATTCGCTGGAGTTTTTCCGAGGATCCACCGGCGATGGAGGTGAGGCGGTCCAAGATATTGACGACGCCCTTGGTCTCGACGCCAAAACCAACCAGCGTAGACATCGCTTGCGAAACGTCGGCAAAAGTAAACGGAGTAATATCACTCAAGGCCCTGAGGTCGGCGATCATTTTGTCGGCTTCCTCCTTTCCGCCCAACATGACCTCCAAAGAGATCTGCGTCGTTTCAAATTGCATCGCTTTCTGGACCGATTGGCCAAGTTGCGACTGAACGGTTGATGCAAGTTGCTGAACGCCGTTGGTCAGGCCAGAAAACAGGCCCGTGACGGCTCCTGCGCCGAGAACCCCGCCCATGACGTCGAGCATGTTCGGAGCTTTGAACCCTTTGATGGCCGTGCTGACCTTTTTCAGGCCAGGCGTTACACCGTCCTTAAAATTTGCGCTGACTGTTAAAGCTGCCATTAAGCCAGTTCTCCCTTCATCTCTTTCGCCATCTGCTTGGCAAGATAGCTGTCAATTTGGCGACCCATCGCGTTGGCCTGCATGTTGATGGCGATGTAGAGGCCGCGATTAAAATTGTTATGTTCCGATGCGTGCTTGATCGAGTTCGTGGCCTTCATCTTGATTCCGCGCTCGTTCGCCAGAAACATGATTGATCCCGGCGATTTGTGCCGCTGGACCCAAGTCGGCGTTCGCGTTCCGAACCGAGAAGCTGCGCTCTGCCAGCCCGCTGCGAGTCGCCCGACATGCTCCTGTTTCTTTTTGATATAGGCAGCTAAGACAGATTTCACCACGGGCACCTTTTTGCCGCGGACCCGGTTGCGAGTCCGGCCTCGATTGTTTCGCGCTCCGTCATGGTATCGCTCAACCTCAGAAGCTGTCTGGATCGGTTTCAGCCTCCGAATTTGACGTTCGGATCCGATTGGCCGGAACACGTTGAGGATATCCTTTTTGACATTCCGAGTGCCGCGCTTTTTCGGCGTTCCGTAGTTCTTCGATACATTGTTCCCGTCCTCGTCCACTTTTGGAGGAATCATGTCTTGGACCATCCCGGGTGGCGTGATTGCGACCAGCCGACCGACGAACCCTTTAAAACTTCGCTCGATCACTTTCCGCGCACCAAACTTGCTGACTGCGATCATCCGGCGCATCTGCTGTTCGGCGTAACGAGTCTCAACATGCATGGTCACGGATCCAGCCATTCCTCCTCCGTAGCGTCAACCAGTGCTTCAAGCCTTCCTAGCATAGCCTCTCCGTCTTCCGAAGGCGCTACGGTCCAGGCCATCGCGGACCGTAAAGCACAATGGTAGTATTGCAGGGCCCGAGGGAGCGGCAGTTCCCAGAGCAGGAAACTCTCCGGCCAACCCGTTTCCTTGGCCAGGCTGAAAACGATCGACGCCGTCCAGCCTGGCTCAATTATTTTGGGCTGTTCGCCTCCGGTTTGTCGCCCGGTTTGCTCTCGACCTCGACGCTCGCGGCGGCGGCCATTTCGGCCAATCGTTGGATCTCAATCATCAGGTCGGGCAGATCGCTGACGGCCAAACCGAACTCGAATTCGGAAACCTCGTCTTCGTAACAGCCTGACCGAACGGCTAAAAGCACCTGCTGAAGTGGCCGCGATTGCATCCAGGCGAAGGTGACGATCTGGCGTTGTTTTTCGTCGTCCGTCAGTCCGTCGTCTCCTTCGAGAAACAGGGTCAGATTCAACTTCCGGCACAACGAAAGGGTGCCGAGGGAGAACGGTCGCAGGGTAACGGTTCCCACTTTCGCGGCGGTCGGCTCGCAAAAAGCGGATTCGAGGTCGGATTCACGCTTGGTCATAGGTTTTGAAGGAGAGATTTGCGCGTTGCAGGGGGTGCATCTGCCGGGATGATGGCGAACCGATTCCGTTTGCGAACAAGCAGGGCTGGCTTGCGACCTTTGATAATTTGCTGAAAACCTAGCAACTGGTCCGATTGGGCGCGTAGATAGCTGATGGGATGATCTGCGTTTGCGCGGACCCAATCGTCATCAAGGAAGCGTTTGCGGAACTCGGCGAACTCTACGCTTTCGCATCCGAACATGCAGGCCACGCTGCCGTCGATTGACCAAACATAGGAGCGCACCGGAGCTGCATCGACTTCCTCAACGTAATCGACAAGCGCCTTGTCGGAGGCCAGCTTGCCTCCCGAAATGAGCCAAGCTGAGACCATCGCAGTTTCCCGCGAAAACAAAGGCGATCCGTTACCTCGAACGAACGCTATCTTTTGTCCAATTTTCATGCACCGACGGGTAGCGCGACGGGCTTATCCCGGTGTTCAGTCAGCCGCCGGATAGTTCGTGCCGCTAATATCCCAGCTGTTGAAATCGGTATTATTTTCGGTTTCGGTAACGCTCGTGACGATCGTCGTTCCGGCAGCGAAGAGACCGTCAATGCCGTCTCCGGCAATGCCAACAGCGAGGCCAGCGGGAAGATCTCCGCGCCCGCTGATGGAGAACTCGGTCACCGGATCGTAGGCTTCTGCGTGGCCGAATTCGCCGAGGTAGTTCATGACCGAGGCGCTTTCGGTCCTAGTCGTCCGTTCAACCGATTGGGCGAGGCTATACTCGACCGATTGGATGCCAATGTTAGTGAGTGTTACGGGCATAGAGTTAGTCGATGTCGAGGTAAGCGGTTGCGGTGATCTCAAATTCCGGGAAGTCGTCGTTCGTTTCGGATTGACGGGCGGAAACGATCTTCAGGGTTCCGGCGGTAAACGCGCCCGAGGTAACTGCGCTCAATTCAGCATCTCCACGTCCGCGAATCGAAACGGAGCGAGTAATCAACGGTTTGGGAACGGCAACGACCGTTACGCCAGCTTCATCGCGAATCGTCGCGACCTCGATAGATTCTTCGCGAGAAGATTCCTGAACATAACCGCCGTCCGGCGTTGTCAGCCCAAAATTTGTATCGACTCCCAAGTGTGCAGCCATTTGCTGAAGAAGGTTGTCAACGCTCAGATCGCCAGGATCTCCGGCCATGCCGCGGCCACGTCGAGGTCAAGGGATTCGGCGACCAGGCCGACCAATGGATGCTCGAATGGAAATTCGGGCGCGTGTTGCCATCGAAGAATAGCCTCATCCTGCTCCGGTCCGGCTCCAATAGCCTGCCGAATCGTCGCCTCAATATCAGATGAGGAAAGACCCTGACGGATCAGCCACACTTTGACTTTCCAGCTAGGTGCAGGCTCGTAAACGGTCGGGCGGACCCACCGAGGAATGCCCGCAGCAACGGCATCCTCTTCAAGCATCTGGGTTCCGTTTTCCGGCGGCGTCCAGTCGTCATTCGCCAAACTGACGTTAACGATTTGGCCGTCAGCAATGTGTGCGACTCGCTTCATAGGTAGGTAATAATAAGGACGTAACCCGGCGCGCCATTCCCGCCAGCACCCGAATCCGTCGCGTCGTTCTCTCCGGCGCCACCTCCGCCTCCGCCAGCTCCAAATCCGCCGCCGTTTCCTCCGGCTCCGGCAGCGCCGCCGCCAGTCCGTTTGGCCGCTCCTCCTCCGCCTCCGGTCCCGACGCCTTTGCCCGGGTTGCCGTTGCCTCCCGCGCCGCCAGACGCCCCGGCAGATCCGCCGGAAACTTGACCAATCACCGAGTTCCCGAGTTGGCCTCCAGCGCCTCCATTGCTGGCGGAATTCCCTGAGGTTATACCTCCGCCAGCGCCGCCTCCTGTCGGGATCTGGAGGCCAGTCGCAACTGCCGCCGAGCCTGTTCCGCCGGTTGCAGAGGCCGCGCCGCCGCTGTTACCGGATGCAGTTATTAAACTAATGCTGTGACCGCTAGACGTTCCGGCTCCTGCGCTCCCGGTCGTGGTTGTCCCGCCTCCGCCTCCGTTGCCGCCAGATGCCAAGAAGTTGCTAAATGAGCTGTCTCCGCCAGGGTTTCCGGCGGCTCCGTCAGTTAAGTTTGCCGTCCGGCCCGCGCCACCAGTCCCACCCGCGCCGACGACAACCGAAACCGTAGACCCTAGGTCAGTCGTCAGGAGCCAGCCCTCGACGACGCATCCGCCAGCTCCGGCTCCTCCGCCACATCGCACCGCGCCAGCCGCACCTTTTCGGCCAGATCCGCCACCTCCTCCGCCCGCAACAAGCCGAACGAAAACGCGTTTTGCGACACTGGGCGAAGGATTCGTCCAGGTATCGTCAGCAGTGTATAGTTTGACATCAGTTCCGGTAGGAGCTTTTAGGGCAAAGCCGGTCCCGGTCCAGACGTGGTTCAGATCTGGCATTAGGCAATGACCGGAGGATTGGTGTCAGGCTGGTAGAGCAGCTTGGTTGCGCTGACCGCCTGACCAACGAACTGGATCAGATTGCCAGTCGTCGTTGGAACCGAAGCCTCGATGGTCAACCCTCCAGCCGTCGCCGAAAGATAGTAACGGCCTCCAACGGTCAGGGACGTCAGGCCGGTAATCGCGCCATCGTGGAAAACTTCAGCGTTCGCTGGACTCGTAACTCCGGCCAGAACGTAACCGTCAGCCCGTTTGGCTGAGGATGTCGCGTCGGCTTTTCGCACTTTGAGCGTGCCAGAATCGGACCAAATATTGACCAGGTCGCCCGCTGCGAGGTTTTCGCTTGCTGGCAGGGTCGTCGAATCGGCCTCCTGGTTTGGAAGCATGGACGAGTCAATTTCGCCGGAACTATTGAGGGCCACGGGCTTCCCGGCGTCCGCTGCTCCGGCTGAGGTCTGGAGAAACGGTTTGAGTTTCTGCCCTCCGTCCCAAGTTTGGTATTTTTCTACTGGCATTTGATTATGTTAGGTTGCTGAAATCGGGCTGTCAATTTCGACCAAAATCACGTCCGTCGATATCGATCTGCCGAGAAATTGGATGATACCTGATGCGGTGCTAGGGTTCAGAGTCGGCTGACCGTTTGCGCCGAGGTAGTAATCTCGATTGGAAGTCAATCCAGCGAGGCCATCCAGCCTGCCTTGACGGTAGACCTTGACGCTGTCGCCGGAAGTTACCGCCTGCTTGATGAAGCCCATTGCAGGCAGGCTGGTCGATGCGTTGGCGTATGATGCGCTTGATCCTGATAGGTAAACAAATCGACCGCCTGACAGGTTCGCGGCGGCGTCGAAATAGTCATCGGTTGCAGGCTCGGGCCAAGGCTCGGCCTCAACTTCCGTTTCGAGCCCGCAGATCAGCCGAATCGTGTGCGTCCACGAATCATCGGTCTGGCTTTCGGCTGAATCCTGAATGGCGATGCCGCGAAAGGCTGCGATTGGTGCGAGGGCAGTGACCAAGGCTCCGAAATTCTGCGACTGAATAGGTGCCAGCACTTCTGCCGCGACGTTCCGGTAGTTGCTCAATGAAGCATGAAATGCAGGCCCGCCGATCAGGATTTCAACGGTTGCCTTGTGTAACTGGTAGAGAACAAACTCAACCTGCGGAACCGTAACGACAATCGCCAGATCCGTAACGTCCATTTCTGTTGCAGACGAACCGGTATAGACCGGAGCCGAATTGACCAGGCCGCCGATCCATTGGGCGAATGCTGCCTCTATTTGCGAGTTCATTTTCTGGCGACGTGCAAAACCAGCATCGGAGAAGACGGAGAGTCAGTTACTCCGCGAACGACGTAAATAGCTCCGGCGATCGTTACTTGGTCCTTTGCTGCCGGAGCAGATCCCTCCGGAAGATCCGTTTTCCTGATCTTGATTGAGTAATCCGCCTCAGCCGAAAATCCGCCAGTCGTCAGGTCGAGGTCAACCCGAGGCTCAGTCAGAATAGCGTCGTAGTCGTCGCCGTCCCAGCTAATCTGGGTGCCAACATCGGCGAGGATCTCGGCCATATCGGCCTCAATTTCGGAGTATCGGCTCATGAAAAAAAGGGCGGACCAGAGTAGAAGTCTGGCCCGCCCAATTCGCGTGACTACGGACCAAAACGAATCAGAAAATCAGGCCGATAGTGTAGGACACCGCCGTATTCGTTCCGCCTGCGCTCTCAACGGCGGCAGCGGCCCGAATGTAGCGGCGAGTCACTCCCGGGAGTCGAACGATGCGCTCGGCGGCAGCTCCGCCAGATGCTGTTCCGGTGACCACCAAAGTCGCGAGCGGAGCGATGGCCGCGAACGAGCTATTGTCAGCCGAGTCCTCGAACGTAAAGGTGATTTTTTTCGTATCAGCCAGGTTAGGCGTCGCAGGGACGCTCAAGCTGACCTCGAACGGAGACTCGTCCTGAGTCGTCGCCGTCAGATCGATGGAGGCAGTATGGTTCGAGGCATTGGCCGCAGGCAGCGCGGAGGATTTGATCAGAAGGGCGTCTTGGAGATTGCGAGACATGGTAGAAAAAAGTTAGGATTCGCTGGAGGAGATCGAGGCGGTTCGGATGATCGGGATGCCTTCCCATTCAGTCGGGAGAGGAGCGGGCAGACCAGCGGCGTTCGTGGCGGTGCGACCCGAACGAAGCTGTTCCCGGGAGCGACCGTTCATCAGAATGTGGGTCGGCTCGAATCCGAACTCGGTGAATTTTTCGTAGGCCGAATAGAGCATCGCGTCGGTCAATTTCTTCGTGGTCGATTCGATGTTTTTGATCCGAACCGCAGCATGGCGATTGGCGAGGCGAAGACCGACCCGGCCAGTTAGCCAGTTAGTCCACGCTTGGTATGGGTTGCCGGAACCGTCGGTAACCGTTTCTTGCTCCCACTGATCGTTGAGGCGCAAGGTTTGGTCGTTCCCGAAAAGAATCTCCAAGGTCTCGACTCCCAACCGAACCATCCAAACGGACGTCTTGTTGGTCGATCCAGCGGCATCAACTTCGTGAGCCGAGTCAGCAGAATACTGGGCAAGCAGGCCCGGGAAACCCTTGGCGTCGTTTCCGGTTCCGTAGTAGATCTGGGAGCCGATATACCTCATGGCAGCCTCAACGGCTCCAGTTGCGTGGTTCGACAACCAACGACCCGGATCCTTTGCTCCGGCCAGAACCTGCTTATCGACCGCAATTTGGTGATCCAAGATGTGGGTCTGGAACACTTTCGTGTCGTAGGTGCTTTTCGAGCGGGCCACGCCCTCATTCGCGTCCCGGAAAGCCACACTTGGGAGGCCAGTGCGCACGGTCAGTTCCATAGTGCTGCCCGTAATAGTGGCAGCTGGGAAGATGCTCATCTCCGGCGCGGATTTGAGGCTATCTTCAATAATTGGGTAGAGAATCCCGGCATCAGTCCGGGCAAGGTCAAGCAGGGTTGGGAAGGACATTGTAGTGTGTCAGGGAAAATTGTTAGCGTTTGGCAAATTGGCGGTTCCAGATCTCGGCGGCGCTCAGGGCTTTCTGAGGCTGGTCGTCTCCGACTGGAGAAACTGCGAGAGGAGCGGCACCGGAGTCAGCGGCGATTTGGGCGGCCCGGGCGGCGATGCGGGCATCGATCTCCTCGGCTTTGACTTTCAATTGCTCGTTTTCGATGGCAAGCTGCTCGGCGAGTTCGGTCAGGGCGTTAACGTCTTCAGCGAGCTTCCCGATCCGCTCTTCGTAGGAGGTGCGGGCGGTATCAAGCGAGGCCTGAAACTCAACCAGCGCGGACTGGCTCGCTTCGAGCTGTTGGAGCCGCTCAATCGCAGCCTGTAGAGTTTCTTCAGTGCTATCCATGGTCTGGTATTTTCCGGTGCGGCTCTTGTCAACTGCCATAGCCATCGCAGCGCCGGTCATCGCCCTGAGCTTCCGCCTGACCGCTTCCTTGTTTTTTTCGACTCGGCTCAAATTTCGAGCGGATGCCTGGCGAGCCGAAAACATCTGGCCTTGCATACTCTCCTCGGAAATTTTCCGGCCCTTCGCCAAGACCGCGCTCTTGAAGTCGCCGAAAAGTTCCTCCACGTCGGCCTGGATCGATGCCCGTTGTTCGTCGGTCAGGGAAACTCCGGGCATTCCGGCAGCCTTGTATTTGCCGCTCGCGAAAACCTCCATTTTGAGGCCATCTTTTTCCATTGCTTTGCTGCGATCTAAAAATGGAACGACAACGCCGATCGACCCGACCCTGGCAGACGGAGATGCGAAAATGCCGTCGGCCTGGCTGGCGACCCAATACGCTGCCGAAGCCATCCGACCTCCCGTCCATGCGTAGATGGGTTTTTTCTTCGAGGCTTCCGCGACAGCTTCCGCCAGTTCGGGAACTCCGGCAACGGATCCGCCGGGAGAGTCGATATCGAGCAGGATTGATTCAATGGAATCGTCAGCAGCCGCCAGCCTGACCGCCTCAAGAACCTGCTCGGTGTCCGTGGCTTCCGTGAGCCACCTGGTCAGGTCGTTTGGCCTCCGTGCCATCGTGCCGTGGATGGCGATTTCCGCAATGCCGTCGCGGACTTCCGTCAGCGGAATCTGCGCGGCGGGCTGTTCCTTAATGAGACCGCGCCCGTAAGCCTCCGCTCGGGAAGCGAGATGATCGAGGGCATCCGGCGCAATCAGCCAGGATTCATGAGCGAGCAGCAGGTCGAGCATCGACCCATCGACCTGTCAACCCGGAAGCGGCAGTGCAGGCATTGGTGGAGGCGTCGCTGGCTGCCAGAGCAGGCCAGCCGGAACGCCGAACTCGGCAGCAACGTCGAGGACCAGCCTCATGTCGCGAGCCCGACGCCGAAGCTCTTCGGAGAAGTCTGCGCCGAGTTCCTCATAGTGGTCGGAGAGGGTTTTGAGTCCGACGATCACGTCTTCCCGGTTGGCTTGCGCTTCCCGGCCAGCGTCAGCCGTAACTCGTCGCGGCGTAACTGCGCTGATGCGCCACCAGTCTGCCGTTGCAGGCAACTGGCCATTGGAGATTGCGTCGCCAATCACGTAGAACCAGACGGGTTTGATCAGGCGATTGATGATTGCGTTCTGCCGTTGCTGGAATCGCCGATCGGCCTTGGCGATGACCAGCCTAGTTGATGCGCCTCCCACCTTGCTTGGATCGGCGGCAAATTCGTAGGGCAGGACGCCAAGGGCAGTGTCCCGGCGAAGGTGTTCGAGGAAGCCGGTAAACGTCGGGCTTGGTCTGGACGGTTGGAAGGATTCGAGACTTTCGTGCGGCTTGAGGGCGACGACTTTCCCGCCCGTGATCTGTTGCAGGCTGGCCGGATCGCTTGAGCTGATCTGCTCCGAGGAATCGACGAACGCAAAATCAGTTCCCTCATCAAGAGCCGCATCGGCTTTCAAGATCCTGGTTATGTCGCAATTGTCTTTGACCGCATGTTTCTCTAATGCCAAAAGCTCCATCTCATCGACGACGTGATTGATCGAATGCTGGATGACCGGAGCGCACCGAATCGCGGATGCCGCTTCGGGCTCGTAAATGTGACAGAGCGAGTTTGCAGGAACGTCTCGATACCCGACATCTTCGACAACCCGGTAGGCCGCCGGAGCGCCGAACCGATCCATGACGATTCCGTCGATTGCGTCCGTCCCGTATTCCTCGCCTCCGACTCGGTGCGTCTCGACCAATTGGAGCGAAGGAAGACCATACCGGTCCCGGGTTTTCAAAACGAAAATTTCGCCATCGACGTCGATCGCCCGACAAACAAGGTGCTGGACCTCCTCCCACGAAAACCGTCCGGTCACTTCGCATCGACTCGACCAGTCTCGAAAGTAGCGTTCTGCTCGGGCATTCCAATCGGGATCGCTCGATTGAGCTTGGGCCCGGATCCCGTCGCCGATTGAATAGGTAGCCATGTTCGCGACCAGCTCTCTGACAAAGCCGGAGTTGCGGGCCAAATACCGGGCCCGGCGGACCAACTCCTTGCGCGTCGAGGGAGTCAAATCCCGGCGAGCATCGCGAATCGGAGCGCCAGGAATTGATCCTCGGCGACTCGATTGCTGAGCGTTATCATAGCTCGACGTCCAGCCCTTGAAGTCGAGGCCCGGGAACAAAGACTGAATCGCGTTGAGGATCGGATTGGCCATTACTTTTCAATCGAGATGATCCGGGTCATGCCAACCCGCCTCTTTCCGGAGTAGGTATCCGGGTCCAAAATAGGGAGAGCGTAGGCGCATTCGGCAAGCACATCGACCACCGGCATCGCAAACTGCTTGCTTGCTGAGGAACCGCCCTCGCCCCAGCTCATCAGCGTCTTCCCTTCGGTTAGCATTTCTTTGGCCTTGGCGAGAATAGCCTCGACTTCCTCGGCGGTGAATCCAACAACGAATAGACCTTTAGCCATTACTCTTCCTCCTTGTAGGCTTTTTCTTTCCTTCCCTGATCTCTTGAATTCGCAGGTAAATTCCCAATCCGAGAAAAACGCAGGTCAGTAGCCCGACAATCACTTTCAGCAAATTGTCCGCTTCGCTGGCAGCGAGGGCAAACATGCTCCCAGCTGAGAGAGCCAAGCCATCGGACATCGACTTGTGAAGGTCCAGAGACATCATCGGCCCGGGATCCTGAAACGACCATATAGAGCGGTGACGAGGCCGACAAATTCGAGGACGACGTGCCAATTGGCCTGAACGAAGTCGATCAGCGCTTGAATATCGTTCAAGGGAATCGCAATCCCGGTTGTTTGGGCGAAAGCGCCCAAAGCAGTCATGATCAGGCCGATGTAGGTCAATTTGCCCTGAAGGAACTGCTCCCCGAATTTCTCCGCCGCCTTCTTGACCAATGCCTCTTTGATTTTGGAGATCAAGTTGCTTTTTGGTTGCTCGACAATAGTGGGCTTTGGTGCAGGCTTCGGTGCCGGAACAGGTTTTGGAGCGGTTGACGAAGTTGGCGCGGGCTTCGGCGCGGGTGCAGGTGCCGCTTTGGCTACCTGTTTCGGTTGGCGTTTTTTCGGTGCGGGACGGTCGGCCATGGCAAGTTTTTTAGGCTGTCAACGGATCTCAATTTCGGAGATGCGAAGGGTTCGACCTTCAGCCTTGGCTTTTTTCATTTTGGCCCGGATCTCCAGGTCGCGATACTCGATGTAGGCCGAGGCGGCTTTTAGGTCCTCGCCCACCCATCCAGGGAGAATTCGAATTTTGCCCGAAAGGGATGCAATCAAATGCTCGCCCGCCCTTACTAGTTCTTCCGTGATCCAGGGCGCCTCGTTTTGCAATTCGGCTAGCTTCTGCGGGTCAATTTTCATAGGTTGTTGGCCTCGAGAATTTTCATCAATTTCCTCGTATACCGATCTCTCGATCCCATCGCATGTTTGGTCAAGGCTTCGGCGACAAATTCATTCCTATTGACGCGAGCGTAATTGCCCCAGCCGGGTCGCTTTTCGCGTCTCCATTGCCTGTAAAGTTTGCTAATTTCGGGCGCCGCCTTCCTTGCGTTCCGCGAATTTTTCTGACTGGACCATTTTGCGTGGGCCAGCTCATGGATGATGATGTGCCGGACCGGTTTAGTTGTAGGAGAAAACCAACCTAAATCGTACTGCTCGCGGACTCGTGCGCGGAACTCTTTCGGGTTGTCAGTGTATGCTCGGTTAATGAAGATGCCTCGGTAATACCACGAATTAACACCACCTTCTGCCTGGACCGCGAAACTGTCGGCGAACTGAGCGCCAAAATCAGCGGCCAGATCGACGACTTTAACTACTCGTTCTGGGACTCCGCCGAAAACGGTCGAAAACCTGGAAATCGCCTCTTGGACCTCTTTCCTTAATTTTGGATCTGCGATCGACGACAATCCTTGGGCGGTCGATGGAACCAGGTCAAACCTGGCCGAACGATCCGGTCGAACGCCGCCCGCGCCAGTTCCTCCCTTCCGCTGACCGCTTTTTGCCATCTATGCCAAGTTTAACAATGTTAGGGTTTTCCAATAAACTCGGCGATCACCTGGGCGGTTTCGGCTTTTTCGGGTAGAGGATGTCTTTGACCTCATTCCCGGTCACGTTCCTCACAACGCCATCCGGGAAGCGCACATCTACCGTGTCCGTTTTCCATTTGTAAGTGTCCCAGCGGTACTCGTATCCTCGTTCCGCGAGGGCTTCTCGCGTAACGTCGATTGTTAGCTTTCGCGGGTTTTTCGGCAGGCGGATACGGTATGGACCCTCGACGAAAACTTGCGATTCCTGAACGGCCTGGACGATCGCTGCCGTCGCCGTCGGAGCGGTCGCCTCCGCGGTTGCAGGCGCGCTGGAAACCGACGTTGGATTTGCCAGCGGACCCGCGCCAGATCGACCAGCGCCCGCTCCAGTTGTCCGGGATGAGCTTTTTGCCATAACTCTATTCTTCTCCTACTTCTCGATCTCCGCCAAGCAATTTCAGCATTAGGGCCGCTGTCACCTGCATTGCTTCGCAGTCAAAATAGTGGTTTGCCCGTTTTCCGATCCGCTCCCAAATGTATTTGTCCGCTTTTTTAACTCGGCGCTCAGATTCCAGCTGCTGAAGGTAGTCCGGCGATGCGTCTCCAGCAACTTCCCAGGTTGGCCCTCCGGATCCAGACCTTAAACGGGCCAAGACGTCCTTGACGTTCAGGTTCGACCAATAGAATACCGAACAGGCGAGCGTCGGAGTTAACGCGACTTTTCGTTTCTGGGAGTAAAAACGCCAGACCTTGCGCCCATTTGGAAGGCGGTGCTGGTAGGTGGTTCGGGCGTCGCCCATGAGAGCGGTCCATCGTCTGGCGGCGCATCCTCGATAGACGTCGTAGGTGGCGTAACCTGCGTCGACGAAAACAAGCGAAGGATGAACCTCCAATCGTTGGGCTAGGTTGGAAACATCGTCGAAACTGATCAGTTTTTCGTGCCACAACAGCCTCGAAGATCCGTCGGCGGCCCAGCTTCGAGCAACAACGAAAACGTGATCCATTTGGCAGTCCACGGTGATGATTCGCAATTTCGCGCTTGCCATCGATGCCTCATAGGGTGCAGGCAAGACGTGGCCGGACTTGTCGAGCGCAGCCTCCGTTTCCCAGTTTTCTCCCAGCTTGTAATCGGAAGGCGTCAGGTCTACCGAGTAATCCTCATAGGCTTCTGCCCACGGTTGGCCCAATCGTTTTTGGTAGAAAATTTTGAGAGGCTCGATGTCGCCAAGTTTGGCGCTTTGTTTGGCTCGGAGGTAAAGCTCAGCCAACCTACCCCAGCTCATCGCGCAAAGGGCGTTCCAATGGAAGCCTACGTTTTCGGGCGAGGCGCTTGGATTCTGTCGAACGTAACAACCAGCTTGGTTGAGCCGTTTTCTGGTCCGGTCATCATCCGGGAATTCGGCTTGGCAGGCGGAACACAACATGACCGTCGAAGCCCTGACCGCTGCGTAATCCCAGCCTTGTTCGGTCCTCGCATCTGCTGACCACTTGATTTGATCCCACTGGTATGGCTGGCGGGCCTGGCATTCCGGGCAAGCGAAAGTCCATTCGCGCTGATCGGTCATCTGGTGCCGTTTGGTCATGTCGTCATCGGCGTGACCGCCTTGAGACATGAACAAGCATTTGCCCAGCCATCCGAACGCGGTCACCCGCGCTTCCGCCTCGGCCATATGGCCCGTTGGCCATCTCCAACACTCGTCGCCAATGAGCCACCTAATTGACCTTCGCTGAAGGTTTGTTTTGTTGTGAGCACCCAACACCCACAAGGTCATGCCGTTTGTGAACTGCTTGATGGCCGTTTTGTTAAGGTGTCTGTTAGGCGGAAAAAGCGACGTTACTGCCTGGCATTCGCCAAAAAGCAAACCCATTCGGCTTTCCGCCTGGTCGCGGGCGTCCTCGTCGGTCTGATCCAGCCAGAGCGTAGGACCGGGCAGGTTCGCGATGATGTAGCAAAGCCCGACCTCGGCGACTGTTGTTTTGCTGGATTGGACCGAGGCCAGCAAGGTGATGACTCGAACGGTCGGATCGACGAGAGCTTCGAGCGGTTCCTTCAGCCAAGGCGAGTTGTCAGAGCGGAAGCGACCCGGAATCGGCGAATACGGGATGCCGCGAATGTTGTCCTCGGCCCATGCCCACGGAGGTCGGCGGTCCGGCGGACGCCAGGCTTCACGCCAGATCTGTTGGAGCCTCGGATTCATGGAGAATTGTTAGGACTTCATCGATCGCCTTACGGGCCTCGGCCTGGATCTCGGCGGCTTGCATCCCAGCTAGAATCGGCGGAAGCTCGGACTCAAATTTGTTGCGGAGAAGGCTCACGGCCTTGCCTGCCCTCGTCGTCCACTCGCGGGCCACTTCATCGATTTGGACGTATTCGCCACGACGGATCGCAACTTTCAGTTCTCGCTCTTCGACTTCGGCCAACAGCTTCCGGGCCTTTAGTTCTTCAGAATCTTGCGGACCGGATTGTTGCGCCTGGTCCTTGGTCGCCATGAATTCCTGCCACTCGGAGATGAGTAGCCTCCCATCCGGTCGAGGCGCTGGGCATCCTATGAGTTTCCGCCACGCCTGGAGGGTTCGGCGGTGGACGCCTAGCACGTTAGCCAGCTCAACGTAATTTTTGGCGAACCCGACAGGCACCGGATCAGCCGGAGCGGTCGGCTCCTCACCCTGATCGTCAGCCAGTTGGCGGAGCATCTCGCGTTCAGCTTTGGTCAGGCGTTTTCCGTCCGCCACCCGACGCTGTAGCTCGTCAAGATCCTGTTCTAGGACCGCCTTGGCTAGCTCTGGTGTTCGTTTCTTCACTGGTCTGGTGTTCGGATATTCGTTGCGCAACGAGGATCCGAACATGAAGCGGTTTCTACGGGCTTTCTTGCGCGTTGCAGGGAGTTGATTGTTCCTGGACGAGTCAACGGAAGAGTGTCTGGCCAATCGCCTAACTGACTGCTCAATTCGTCGCCTTTTTGCATAACTGCTTGTTTTTTTCTCCGTCAGGATGCACAACCGGGTAGCGCAACGAGAGTTACACCGTGCCGAGGTTGAAAATTCTGCCCGCTTTTCGCAACTCGTCGAAAATGTCGGCCTCAACATCGCCGTCATGCTCTCTTGGTCTGCTGAACGTGCCTGTGAGCCAGTAGTGATGTTGCCTTGAGCGATCCTTCGCAAAGTGATCGAATCCAGCTAAGACTAGTCGATCCACGCCAACTATATTGAGGAGGAAGGTAGCCATTAACAGACCGGAAGACGGCAGGAAGACGCCAACATCTCGACGATAGCCAGACCTTACAAGCGCCCGCTCCTGAATCATTCGGCGGATTTCGTTGTAGTGTCTTGCAGGCACTTTGTAGACCTCGCTTGCGCTTGGATCAGCGTTGGTCTGTTCGTGCGGGAGCAGGATTCTAGGGTGCTGGGCTTTTTTGGAAATCGGAGCAAAACATGACCAGAGCGTCGTTTTGCTGCCTGTATGTAGTTCGAATCCGGCGGTCACAAAATCGTTGAACCTGACAACTTCCTCGAACTCATCAATCTGCTCGCCCAGTTCCTCGGCAAGAATGGAAGGCCCGTTGCCCACCAGAACGACCTTGGCATCTTTCGCAATTCGTAACGGCCTGATCCAGCGGCCATGAATGAATCGACCTTCGATTTTGATTTCGACCGCTCCGGCCCGCATGAGCCTGTCGATCCACCAGCCTTCCGGTCTGACCGTTGGGTGCAGGGTTTGACCTTGCCAGCGATTTTTGCTGTCGACGTAGGAAATCGAAACGCAGAACCTTTCCGCGATCCGCGACCACTCGGAAAGGGTCTTATCTACGTCCTCCGGCGGAAGATGCTCAAGAACGTCGAACGCGGTCACCACGTCGAAACTTTTGTCAGGAGCCGGGATTTCATGCGCCCAGCAAATCAGATCTGCCGAGGTGCACGCGAAGTCGGCTCCTATTACGCTTGCCTCCGGAAGCGACTGCCGGAGTCGCTGGGCGAATTCGTTGTGCCCGCATCCAACATCGATGACCCTTTTCGGCTGCCATCGAGCGACGATAGGAACCGCCCTCGCACCGTGGCATGTGTGGCCGTATTGCGAAAAATCGACCGAGCCATAGATACCTTGGTATTTTTCCAGTTCGGTCATGCTCAGCATCCAGTCGTGGCTCCCAGTTGCCCGCTTGTTGCCTGCCAGAAATTTGTTCCATCCGAGTAGTAACCATCAGGTGCCGCGGTTGTTCCGCCGGAGTCCGTGTAGACCATCGTCAATTCGGCCAGAATTGAGGAGTTAGCGTAATACGTTGTGGCCGATCCAGGCATGGCGCATGCGCCAGATCCGCTAGTTGCCGAGTAATACAACGAGTGGCTGTAGAGCGTAGGCGGTGGCGAAGAGCTAGGCGGTGCCGAGGACGACGGAGGCGGAGTCGAGGATGGAGGTGGACTTGAACTGGGCGGCGGAGTCGAAGACGGCGGCGGAGTCGAACTCGGAGGAGCCGAGGAAGACGGCGGCGGAGTCGAAGAGGGCGGAGGCGAAGACGACGGCGGAGGCGAGCTTGAAGGAGGCGCTGACGAGCTAGGAGGCGGCGATGAACTCGGAGGCGCCGAGGACGACGGAGGCAAAGTCGAGCTTGGAGGCGGAGTCGAGCTTGGCGCAACTCCGCATTCAACGTGCGGCACAAATGGGAAGAGCGTCAGAACCCGTCCCTCGCTTGAGAATGCCTCAAAATAGAGCGGAGCTACACTCGTCGATCCGTTAATGAAGGTCTGCCCAACAGGACCGTCGAATGTCCGAGTGAAAAACGAGCCTTCCTCCGCAAAATTAACAACCTGCGACCCGCTGGTCCGAACGATCGTTTCGGACCAGATGCTTTCCTCTGTGATGTCCCCGCCAACGAATCTGTGCCAGTAAAGGTTCAGGGTATATGATGCGCCCTCGATTCCTCCATCGAGCGTAACGAACGGCGGGAGTTCGGATCCCTCGTTTCGATAAAACGTTGCGCTATACGGGTAGGTGATCGGCAGTTCATCGACGCAGGCCCGAGCCATTGTTATGACCGCAGAGAGCGGAGCAGGCGGAGGCGGAGGAGTCGGCGGAGGCACCAAGGGCTCGTAAGGACGTCCGCGATCCCGCCTCGGCGACCAAACAACTGAAGGCCAGCTTGCCTTTGGCAGTGCAGGCGCGGGCGGAAACGAAGGCCGCGAAAACTTAATTGCGACCCGGCGACCTGAAATCTTTGGCGGCTTGATCATTTCTTGATCGAATCAATCGTTGGAAGGTTGCATCCGAGGCCAAGAGGATCAGCGGAATCAGGCAAGCCGTCATATGGGCGAACGGTCATCAACTCTTTCATGTCAGGCTCCTTTCCTAGAAGCTCGCAATCGACTGGAAGCGTCGTCCAGTCCCAGCTTAGTAGGTCATCAGCGTCGTAATCGGTTGACTGAACTGGCCTGTTATCTTCGCCCGTTTCGACTTGGACGACAACGCCACCACGCCATATCCACCACCGATCCGTCCAGCCGAGCCGGCGCACGGCATGACCTGCCCTCATGACCCGGAGAGCGTAAGGAAAATGGAGCTTCGGAGGAATCGTCATGCCAGATCGCGGTGAAGAACGAGCCAGAAATTGAGCGATGAGCGGCTCGCTGTCCGGGTCAGCTCTTCTCCGAGGTCAACAGTATACTCGGCCCTGATTTCTGCCAACATACTAACAGTTGTTCCGTCGTCATCCTCGTAGTCGTAAAGGGCGGTATCAAGCGCAGCAGCGGTTAGATCAACCCAAATGACGTAGCGAGCGGTTTCGCCGGATCCGACCTGGAGGATGGTGTCGTCGTTGGCTGCCTGCAAAGCAACGGGAGGCTCCGGCTCGTTGATTTTTCCGGCAATCTGAAGTTCGGTGATGGGAAGCTCAACGATTTGTTCGCGCCTGACAAATTGGACCGAAAGTGGGAATTGGTCATTGGCTTTGGCATGGACAACAGCCAGGCCATCGTCGGAAACTTGATCTAGTCCGCGAAACGCAACGGCACCGGAGTCCAAATCAAAAACGCAATGGATGGCTCCGTCGATTTCGACTTCCGGGTATTCGACGCCGAACGTCAGCCGGACCGCATCCGAAACTCCATCCTCGTTTTCGGCGGTCAATTGCGCCACCCAGATCGAGCCTTGGGCTTCGGTCGAAACGACGCCGGAGATGAGGCCGGTATCTTCGTCGATGGAAACTCCGGTGGGCAAACTTCCGCTGGCGATCGCCCACGAATCTGCGGATGTCGAAGCAGCAGTCAGGGCGGGCTGAAAAGCGTAGTATCGTCCGCGTTGCCAGGCGAGAACGGAGGTTGTCGGGTCGATAATAGGAGCGGGCATATGCTAGTCGGCCAAAAGTGTCAACTGAGGGATCGGGTCGGCGGAACCTTTGGTGGCTAGCCACCAACTGGCGTCGTGGTCCCGATAGTAGTCGCTCAAAACAACCGGGATCTTCGCATCCCTCAAAACACGGGCTTGGGTGATGCCGCCGCCGTAAACGTAGTAAAGGATCTGGTCAGTCCCTGCATGTTCGGATGCCCGATAGAACAGCGAAACGGTCGCCTCGGGATCCTCGGCGCTTCCTCGGGTTGCGTAAGCTCGCCAACCTCTCGGGATGCCCATCCAATTGTGCGCTTGGTATTTTGCGCCAACATACAAGTCCGCGATGATATCGATTCCTTGATCCTGCCACCATCGAGCAACCCACCTTTTTCGGTAGAGGTTGTTCCAGCCGACCGGGAAAGGCATGGAGTCGAGAGCCGAGAAATTAGGCTCGACGCAGACTTTTGCTCCGGTCGCGACAACGTCTTGCGGGTGCGTCCAAAGTCGCGAAAAACGGTAGTCGTCAGTGTAAAAATGCCACGAATTGACATTGCGTTGATCCCGCCGCCTGACCGTGCCCCAGCAGGCCATCGGAGCAACGATAGCCGAGGCCTGGCGATCAAGTCGAAGCGTCGGAAGTTCGAGCGGGTTGTCGGTCGGGAAGACGAGGTCGAGTGGCGCTGTCGGTTGACTCGGTTGACTCGGCGGATCGGTAGTCATGAAGCGGAACGAAACTTCGGGCGTAGGTTTGCCCGGGCGGGAGGTTGTCAACCCGCCCGCGCCGGATGTTGTTCTGCCGCCGGGCCCTCCGGGAGGGCCTCCGCCCGCGCCTCCCGGCCCGCCCACGCCTCCTCGCCCAAATCCGCAGGACCTTGCGAACGCAAGACTGCTTTACGACGATTGGCAGTCTGCGCGAAGGGCATCGATCCGAGCCGAGGCGGAAATGATCTTGGCTCAGCGGGCCATCGATGGAACAAAAAAGCCGACGATGGAAATGTTCCAAGAATCGATGCGAGCGATTCGCATGTTTTCAGCGCGGGAAAACGTCGCGCAGGAAAAACGCGAACGACTCCTCAACTACCTCGTTGATCGAAATCTGAAGTTCGGGGACTTATAACGGGCGGCTTCGTCCTGTCGCCGGAATCCATTCGGCGGACCGACGACGGCACCAGTCGCGGACTCGATCGCCGCCGCCATAGACGGCAAAGACCAGTTCCGAGGGATCATCGACTTCGGCGTGCGCCATTGCCAGCATGTGCTCGCTTTCGAGATCAACGATCCGAGTTTCGGCGGCTCGGGTCGCATACGCCTTCCATCCGGCTGGAACGCCAATGAGGTTCGTCACCTGGAATTTCGCCGGAACATGCAGATCGACGAGAATCCGGCGGCCTTGACTTTGCCAGTAACGGCTGATCCACCGTTTCCAGCCGATCTCATGGAGTCCGAGCCAATGTGGCGTCGAATCGCCAAGGCTGAAATTCGGCTCAACGAGCGTGGGCGCGGGTGTTTTCATGGGAAGGTCCGGCTCGCGCTTGAGAGCCGAAAAATACTTGTCCGCGACGTAGAAGTGCCACGTCCCTCGGAACTCTTTCTGGCGGGAAATTCGCCAGTGTTTGCTTTCTCCACCCCACGGGAGGAATGGCTGGTCGATGGCGTCAGCCTGAAGAGCAAGGCGGAGGGTTGGAACCTCCGCCAGGTTGTCGGTCGGCCAGATTGCGTTTGGGACGCTCATGGGACTGGAAACCATTTGCGGTCTTCCCGGCGAACCAATCCCTCGGTCTCCAGCTCTCGGAGGATTTCTCCGAGTCTGAGTGCGGCCTCGACTTGGCCGATTTTTCTCCAGGGCCGAATAGCCCGGAACCAACCATAAGCCAAATCTCCGGTCGTGTGCCCGGGTTTGCGCCCGACGAGGGCGATAGCCTCCCTTCGCAGGATGTCCCGGACCAGCTTCTGCTGGGCGCTTTGGAGGATCCGTTTCATTTGGTTTTGATTAAGTACAGCCCCTCGGTTTCGTGCTGATTATCCTCCGTGTCGCAAACCTCCCAGCCTGCCGGAATTTTGCAATTTTCGGCAGACTCATCTTTGGAAAAAACGGCCCAAGCCAATTCGTCGCCCCCGTCCTCTTCCTCCTCGAACCAAGTGTGCTCAAACCAAGTGTGCTTAATTTTCATGCTGCCACCGCCTTTCTGGCGAGTTGTTGGCGGGCTCCGGCAAGGCTCGTTGTTGAGAAAGCGATCTGATCGCCTTCGACGGCAAGGTAGCCGTTTTCGGCGACCAATTGTTTGTTGCTAACCCGCACCCAAGTGCAGCGCCCGTCTTCGTCCAGGGCGACGACGACCTTGCCCAGGCGTTTGCTGGCCTGGACGACCTCTCGGGTCAGGAGGTGAATGCGCCGGGCATCAATGCTGACGGTGTGAACTGCGTCTGTTTTGCTGTAGGGACAGGAACGAGAATACTTGTCTCCGTAGCTGGTCTTGGTCCAGGCTCCGGCGAAGGACTGCCACTCGACCGCCGTTTCCGTTTGGCCGGAATATTGGCCACCAAGTTCGGCGGCCCAGTTGGCTGCGTCGATGGCCAGCTTGATCTGGCCTTCAGCGAAGTCCCGTCTGGCCTTTGGAAGTTTCTTCCATTCACCCTCTTTTGCCAGCATCACGTCGAGAGCAATTTGCGCCTCCCTGACTGATGAGTTGAGGGCCTCTTGGAGGCCTCCTGCGCTGGTTCGCTCGATGCAGCGTTGGAGTGATGTTTGGGCGTTTTCGGTTGCCTCTTCGGAAGCGATCCGAGCCGTAGTGAGTTCTGCCCGCTTGAGGCAGTCCGATTGCTTGGTCTTGTTCGTAGTCACGCCGGAAGATTGCGTAAATTTTTCGGGCGCGCAACAAGGAATTGCATTTTTTGGTTTTTCGTTGCAAAAAGCGGAAATCGCCCTCTTTTGCCAGCATGACTATTGACTTGCATGAATGGAGCGAAATTTCGGCGGAAGGCTACTTGCTGCTGAGGAAGCTATTGGGCAGCCAAGGCGAAGTTGCCCAATTGCTGGGCTTGACGACCGCAACCATCTGCCTTCGGGAGCGCGGGAAAATTCAGATCAAGAGAGAGGCCTGGCTCGCCATCGTCGCCCTTTGCCGCGAGATGCTGGATCCGGCCAGCATGTCGACGATGGAGTCGCCGGATGATTCGGCGATGATCTGAGCAGCTTAGCGAAAGTTGGATGAACGGGCGGATCCGAAAAAGGTCCGCCCGTTACATTTTGATCGCATGGCCCAGCTCAATCATCCGCTGGTTGACGGAAGTTCCGCCGAAAAGGAAAATGGTCGCAAGCAGTCGCCCGTATTTGTCGGAGCGGTCCTTTTGGGTCGAAATTAGCACGTTCTCCCGGCCCTGCTCGAACATCTCCCGCAGACCTCGAGCGGCAGCTTCGCCTTGTGGAGTCGCGGCATCCGGTGCGTTGATTCCAGCCAGCCGCAGCCGGACGTTTTTTCGCCAGAGATTTAGGCCAAGGTCGATATCGGCGATGACGGTATCTCCGTCAACGACCCGGGTGATTTGAGCCTTGTAGGTGTATGGTTGGTTCATTAAAGTCTGATTTGGTTTTCTTTAATAACAGGGTTTCTTATTAAAGTTTCGGGCCGGTAACAACCGCCGTTTCAAAACGGGATGTCATCGGCTTCGGTCGGTTGCTGGTTAAACGGGATCGGCTGGTTGGATGGCAGGGTAGCCGCTTGGCTGGATGGCTGAGCGTCTGGCAGTGTCAAACTTCCGACGAACGGCGAACCTTTTGCGCGTTCGTCTCCTGCTGGGTAGCTTTGTTTGAGGCTGTGCGTTTCGCCAAATCGGCTTTCCTTTGTCGGCCAGGCCACGAGGTCGAGCCATTTGTCGCCGGAGCGAGACTCGAAGAAAGCGGTCTTGTCGAGCTTCGACAAATTGATCTTGATGCGGATCGGTTTCATCGGGCGGCCTCCTGAAGGATTTGAGCCAACCTCCAAAATTCGGAGATGGCAATGGCGACGGAACCGCCAACAAGGGCGATCAGAAGCAACCAAGATAGGTGTTCAATTGGTTTCATAATCAAAAAACGAGCAGGAAGGGCATTTTTAGAAGGGTTGATGGGCGTCTGCTACCGTGAGTCAATTTTGGCCAAAAACCTCGAAATTCGGCCATTTCTGGCGCAGGAAAAAGGAATCTATTAAGCTGGCTGAAAAGTCGCGAGAGCCTTGGCGCCCATCCTGAAATTTTGTGACAGATTTTTTTTGACAGGCGCTCATATGCCTTTCTGCGCAGATACGGGCCGGAAATGCGGCGTTGCCCGAACGAATTCGCCGATCCGGATTCGGTAAACAGCCCGCTCCCACGTTCCCTGTTCGACGCACCGGTTGAGAAGTTGGCTTGCCCAGCATCGAGAGATTTTTTCATCGTTGGCGATCTGCCGCACGGTTCTCCAACCATCGGGAACTTCGTCAGGAGCGAGTTGAGCGTGGCGAACAAGGTTAGGATTCGCGGTCATTTGGCAAAGATGCTGGATCCAAGGCTGACTCCGTCGATGATCGGCACGTTGATCATCAAAAACTTCCCGGTGCGCGAGATCCACCGAACGAGGTAACCGTGCGTCCATTCGGTTGGGCGAGTCTGGCAGTAGAGAGGTTGAAAACGACAAAGACAACCGGGATTCCACGCAGCGATGTGGCCGGTTCCGATTTTCCTGACTGGCAGGTAGTCGGCCCTGTGGGTGTCGAAATACACAACATTCGCGGCAGCACTCTGGACTGCGGCCCTTGCCGAGTTAGCCGACCGTGACAATCGATGGACGAACCAAACATCGTCGAACCGAATCCAACCGGGAACATGCGAGTCTCCATGCGTTTCGCCCGACCGATAGTAACGAATCCCTCGGTCAGCCAGGCCGAGGACGTGTTCGGCTGCGAAGGTTCGGCGAAGCAGTTCGATGTCTTTGGCGTGGCTGAGCTTTTGGCCCAAGGCCCACCTTTCGACTCGCCACTCGTGGTTCCCTTCGAGGTAGTGGATTTCCGAGGCGAGAGACTGCACTTGATCGAGGAGCCCGTTCGCGGTCGCCACATCATCTTCGTAGCTATCTGCCGACTCGGCAACGTAGCCAAGCGTATGATGCTCGGCAAGGAACCCGCCGCAGTCGAGGATGTCTCCGCCAAGGATGAGTCGGTCCGGCTCGATCATCTTCAGATCGGCCA